CAAGATGCGCTCCAAGAGTTGATCGATCGCAGAAGAGAAGATTATGGAAGACAATTTTCAGAAGACCCCACCTCGTTGGTTGACGAGATTCAGTCGATGTATGGATTTGATTATGTTCCTTAGTCTATTGATGCTATTATTTAGCCCAGCAGCCGCAGACGAGGGAAGGTTCACTTTCTTGGGTGAGCAACAATGCGCACCGTTTGAAGGCGTCTTATTCGATCCTCCTGCGCTAGCTACAATTCTTGCAAGACAATCCACAGCAAACCTAGCATGCCAAGCGCGAATAGAATACGAGTTATCTGTCGAAGCTGCGGGATACGATCTAGAAATCCAAGAGCTACAGATCTCTTTCAATGCATTGAGAGAAGAAAGCACCCTTATGATAACACAAAAAGATTTAGAGATACAACAGCTCCAAGAATCCATTCTGAGCCAGTCTTCTGATAACAAGCTGTGGTGGTATGTCGGAGGCATTGCGACCGGTGTGGCGGCATCCTACGGCGCGTATAGGCTATTCAATGAGTGAGAAAGAGAAACTAAATAAAGTTGCTGCCTACGAGAAGGCAATCGCCGAGAAATACGGCGCCGAAACAGTCCAAAATCCACATGCGAATTGGGATGAGGACAAAGAAAAAGAATATCTCGAACAACAGAAAGAATTATATAAAAAAACGATGACAAATGAGAGATATCAAGAGAAAATTGATGTTAATGGAATAAAGGTATCAAAGAAACTATTTAGTAGAGACTCTTTACAACGATGTCCGATTTGTCTTTCTCTGTCGAAAAAGGCAGCTGACGATGTTTGTTTTCTAAAATATGAATGTTGCCATAGTTGTTATATTCATTATGTAGAAGGCAGAGAGGAAAGATGGGCAACCGGTTGGAGACCAAAAGGAAATAAATAATGGCAACAGTATACGAAATCATACAAGGACTATCACAGGCAGCAGCCAACTCATATGACGGCGCACTAGGAGAGGATTACGAACCTGACAAGCCTGGAATCCTTCGTAGAGAAGAGGGCAATGCTCTCATCGACCGAAGGGTCATGGACGGCTTTAACGTTAAGTTTTACGGCGACATGATGTGTTTGAGCTATCAGTCTGAAATTCAGTTAAAAGAAGTTTATGCTTCTGGTTTTGAAGGCGATACCGATCAGCGTTTGTCTGATATTGCTGGTTGGCTTAAGAAAGAATACAAAAAAATCACGGGAGACTCTGTTGCTTTGACTGAAGTAGGAGAAATCGATATTAGAGTTGAAAACTCCTCTCGCGTTCGCACTTGGGTCACTGCCAAGAAACACTATAAGATTGGCGGACTAAGTGAAGAGATGAATTTGGAAACCGGTTCAGAAGCATCTGTTGAGAAAAGCTGGCAATCGTTCCTTGAACTTGGCGGCTGGGATGGCAACGGTGGAAAGAGACCAGAAAATGATTCACGCAAAAAAGGCTCGGAGGTAGAGAAATGAGAATTTCTATTGATAGACTTAAAGAGATTATCTTGGAAGAAGTAAACACAGCAACGCAGTCGAACATTGAGGAATGCGGTGCTGATATGGAAGTAGTAGACATGGGATCCCCAGAAGGCTTTGAAGGCGGTGATGAAGGGTTCGAAGAGGACGGCATCGAGGCACTTGTAGCAAAAGCAATGGAGGCAATTGCCGACTTGGCTTCAGCAGCAGGCTCCGACATGGCTATGGCAGGCGATCACAACCACGACCAAGAAGAGATAGAAATTGTAGAAGATGAATGAGTTTCACTTTAACAAAAAAACAACAAGTAAAGGAAATACTTAAGTGCGGTAAGGATCCGTCATATTTTCTCAAGACATATGCGCGCATCTCCCATCCAATGCACGGACTTATTCTATTTGATACCTATGATTTCCAAGACGACCTACTACGTGATTTTAACGATTATCGTTTTAATGTTATTTTAAAAGCGCGCCAGCTTGGAATCTCAACGATTACAGCTGGTTATATTGTATGGTTAATGTCTTTTCACCGCGATAAGGCAGTTTTGGTTATGGCAACCAAGTTTGCCACCGCAGGAAACCTTGTAAAGAAAGTTAAGAACATTATACGCAACTTGCCTGATTGGCTGCGCATGGCGTCGATTAAGGTAGATAACCGAAACTCGTTTGAGCTTTCCAATGGTTCTTCGATTAAAGCAGCCTCAACCTCTGGTGATGCCGGACGTTCGGAAGCCTTGTCTTTGCTCGTGCTTGACGAGGCTGCACATATTGATGGGCTTGAAGATCTTTGGACTGGACTATATCCTACCTTGAGTACTGGTGGTAGGTGCATCGCACTGTCGACCCCTAATGGTGTCGGAAACTGGTTCCACAAGACTTGTGTTGATTCAATCGCAGGGACAAACAACTTCAAACTTACAGACCTACCATGGCAAGTTCACCCCGATCATGATGAAGTGTGGTTTCGCAATGAGACCAAGAACATGTCAAAGCGCCAAATCGCGCAAGAGCTACAATGCAATTTCAATGCGTCAGGTGAAACAGTTATTGATGCCAAGTGCATGGAGTGGCTAGAGATCACGACAAAGGAGCCGCAATATCGAACTGGCTTCGACAGAAACTTTTGGATTTGGGAAGAGTTCGATCCTTCATGCAATTATCTGATGACAGTAGATGTATCAAGAGGCGACGGTGCTGACTATTCAACATTTCAAATACTTAAGCTAGAAACTCTTGAATTCATTGGAGAATATCAAGGCAAGCTGACACCTGATTTATTTGCTAACATGCTAAATCAAGTTGGTCGAGAGTTCGGAAACGCAATGATGGTGGTAGAAAATAATAATATTGGATATACAGTACTTGACAAACTCGTAGAATACGGTTATCCTAATTTATATTATTCTATTAAATCAACGCATGATTATATTGAACAACATCAGGCAGAAGCAATGAACTCAGCCATAGCCGGCTTTTCAACCACCTCAAAGACACGCCCGCTTATCGTCGCGAAATTAGAAGAGTTTATAAGAAATAAACTAATTAAAGTGTATTCGACTAGACTAGTGGGCGAGATGAAGACTTTTATTTGGAAAAATGGCAAGCCGCAGGCAATGAAAGGTTATCATGATGATTTAATCATGGCACTTGCGATTGCGTGCTGGGTTCGAGACAATGCGCTCCAGAACTGTGCTCGCGACCTAAACTATCAAAAGGCTTTCGTTGATTCGATTATTACAACTCGCACCACCATGAACACTCGGATCCCGGGACAACATGGATATCGCAGAGACAATGCATTAGATAAACAAACTGACGAGGCAAGAAGCCTGTATGAACAATATAAATGGATTATTAAGTGAGGTTATAGATGCCACCCCCTAGCAACAATAAAAGTACGGTGAATAGCCAAAACGCGTTATTTAAGGCGCTGACAAGACTGTTTTCAGGTCCGATCATAAGCTACCGCTCCCAATCTGGTCGACGCATTCGTCGCCAGCACCTAGATAAGTTTAGCTCTCGATTTAAATCTGCTTCCGGTCAGCAGTTTAAAAAGACAGTCAGGAGCCCGCTAGATGTTGTTGCAACAAATGCAATAGCGAACCAGCGGCGCGCCGAACGATATGTTGACTTTGATCAGATGGAATACGCACCAGAGATCGCTTCAACAATGGATATCTACGCAGACGAGATGACGACTTATTCTGAGTTGCGCCCTATGCTTAATATCAAGTGCCCGAATGAAGAGATCACTGCAGTGCTGGACTCATTGTTCGGAGACATATTAAATTTAAAGTATAACCTATTTGGTTGGGCTCGCACAATGTGCAAGTACGGAGACTTCTTCCTGTACCTCGACATCGACGATAAGTTTGGAGTACAGTCAGTGATCGCTCTCCCGACTTCTGAAGTAGAGAGATTAGAAGGCAAGGATTCAACAAACCCAAACTACATCCAGTATCAATGGAACTCTGCAGGATTGACCTTTGAGAACTGGCAGGTCTGCCATTTCCGTGTCTTAGGGAACGATAAGTACGCACCGTATGGAACCTCTATTCTTGAGCCGGCCCGCCGTATCTGGCGCCAGCTAACACTTATGGAAGATGCTATGATGGCATACCGTGTTATCCGCTCATCAGAACGACGCGTCTTTAAGATTGATGTCGGAGGCATTCCTCCACAAGATGTGGAACAGTTCATGCAAAAGACTGTAACGAACCTCAAACGCCACTCTGTGGTTGATCCTAAGACAGGTAAGGTTGATCTTCGCTACAATCCGATGAGTATAGAAGAAGACTATTTCATCCCAGTCCGACCGGGCTCAACAACAGACATTACATCTTTAGCCGGCGCACAAAATATCACAGCCATTGACGATATTAAATATCTACGAGACAAGCTTTTCTCAGCACTTAAGATTCCTCAATCTTATCTTACAATGGGTGAAGGCGCCGATGAAGATAAAGCAACTCTAGCACAAAAGGATATTAGATTCGCAAGAACTATTCAAAGACTGCAAAGAGTTATCATTGCAGAACTGACGAAGGCTGCTGTAATCCACCTGTACACGCTTGGATTTAGGGGCGATGACTTGTTAAGCTTTGAGCTAACATTGAACAACCCATCAAAGATTGCAGAGCTACAAGAGATTGAGTTCTGGAAGCAGAAGTTCGATATTGCAGCTTCAGCTACAGAGGGTTTCTTCTCTCGTCGTTGGGTAACCCAAAATATCTTTGGCATGTCGCAGGAAGAGTTCTTAAGAAACCAGCGCGAGATGTATTATGATCGTAAACACGACGCAGCCCTCCAGCAGGTCGCTGAGCAGGCTGCAGCAGAAGGATCCGGCGGATTAGGCGGAGACCTTGGAGGAGACTTAGGCGGCGACATGGGTGGTGATCTCGACTTGGGTGGTGAAGAGATGGCCGCAGGAGATGCTGGAGACCTTGGTGGAGAGCCAGAGGCAGCCGCCGACGAATCTCCATTATTGGCAGTCCCCCCAGGATCCAAGAAAGATGTGAAACGTTTAGATAAGCCTTACCGGACACCTAAGCGCACCGCCGGCGACAAGGGAAAGAAATACTATCCCAAAAAGGTCGATAAACGCAACGGAGCCCAAAATAAGAACTCGTTCCTATCTCAAGGGGGACACTCCAAAACCAAGAGTACAACCACGAATATAACTCCCGGTATCAAAGATATTCAGTCTTTGGTAAAATTGGAAGGAACTACAAACGGTATTTTTGAAGGAAAGGAGCCTATTTATAAGGCAAGAGAACTATCTGAAGAGGAAAAACTCTTTGTCGTTAACGAGTCTATTGGCTCGCTTATTGATGAACTGCAAACGCTGGAGCAACAGAATGAGAAATAGACACAACAAAAAAAGAAACACTGCTTTTGTATATGAAGCTCTTCTTCGAGAGGCGACTGTTGCAACCATGAGAGGTGATCATCGACGTCGCGCTGCAGTTATTCGGATTATGAAGAGGCACTTTGGAGCAGATTCTATTTTACGTCGCGACTTGGAATGTCATCAATCTCTTTATTGTGAACAAGGTCTCGATCGTGAGACCTCCGAAAGAATTATCAGAGAAGCCAAGATAGCCAACCGACTTATCGACCCGAACGGTATCTTTGTCGCACAGAGCGCTTTAATCGCAGATGTTAATAAAGAGATAGAGCCCTCAGTATTCTCAAACTTTGTACCAAACTACAGAAACTTAGCCTCGATAGCACAGATGTTTTCAACTAAGGTCTCCCCCAAGAGGCATGTTATGTTAGAGCAAGAGATTTTGGAGAAGATGACCACACAGCCACCAACTGATACTATAGATGCCTCAGTGGATGACATAGTGGTCCGAAAGTTTGTCGAGAAGTTTAACGAGAAATATAATGAAGAGCTTCTGTCAGAACAAAAAGCTCTCCTGTCGTATTATATTGCCTCTTTCGCAGACAACGCTTTGGAGCTTAAAGTTTTCCTCAACGAAGAAGTCGCAAGATTAAAAGGTGTTCTGCAGGAATCTCTCACAACAGAAGAGATGAAAAGCAATCCAGAGATGGTACGCCGTACTAAGGAGGTGATAAGTTGCCTCAATGAGTTTGCTAAAGCCCCTGTCGAAGAGAAGACGTTGCTGACAGTGTTGAGAACACAAAGTTTAGCTAGGGAGGTTCAGGCAAATGGCGATAACAGTTAGATTAGGCGACAAGGCTGATGATGCAGTTGTCAGGCTTGAGATGGATGTCCGCCGAAGCATGAGCGGCGACTTAATGATTTTCGACCACGGCGATATAGATATTGTGTTGTCGACGAATAACAATAAGATAACAGCATTTCCCAAAGACGCTATGAGTGATTTGGTTTACGGTGCTCAGAATAGACTGTTTGCACACCTACGCAAGAAGGGGCTCGTGATTTCGGATTCAATCCAAGCCGGCTCATTTTTCGGCTCTATCGAAGCGCTAATGGAAACAGCCTCAACCCCAGAGTTGAGCACTCCGAAGATGGCACTCATTAAAATATCAGAGTTTATTGACGAAGAGCGTCCATATTTTGAATCGACAGAAGCAATTATATCGATGGCAGATGACGAGCTAACTCACCCAGACAAAGAACACTCAACAGAACTAGGAGAAGTGCCCCAAGAAGTCGAACAGGGTTCGATGCGACCAGGATTTGTTCGAGATACTTATTCACTCAGCTACTTATATACGATATAGGAACTGTCAGTATGTCTGAAATGAAATTGATAATGGAGAGTTGGTCTGGATATTTAAACGAGCTGTCCCTTGAAAAAAAGCATGCACCGCTAACGTGGTCGCAGCTGGATGTTCTCACGAAAGCTGCAGCACTCAAGGCAGATGGCAAGCTGGACAAAGAAAGAGAAGCCGCTTTGCTTAGAAACTTTGCCGATACGGGTTCTGACCTTGCAGCCTCCCTCCTCCAAGATTTAATACCGTTTGCAACCACCGCCAAAACTGTGGGTACGGCTATAGCTGGGCTGTGGAAAACATATGCCCAGAAGCCAGACAAGGACACAGCCGACAACCCTGTTTTGGCTGCATTTAATTTAAGCGACGGCTTTCAAGAGTTAATTGATGATAGATTGGAAGATGAGTTTATCGCTGAAAAGATGCCGGAAATCGAAAAGATGGCACAATCAGCACCTAACCAGCCAATTCCTAACATGGACATCGTGATTAAGAAATGGTTAGCCAGCAGAGAGATTGGTGGCACCACTGGCAACACTGTTGATCAAATAGGGAAGGAGAAATAATGGAACTTCTAACATTTATATTGATAGCATACGGACTCACACAGATCATAGTATACGGTAATATATTTAGTTCAATCAGACCCCGCACAGGACATTTAGGAAAGCTCTTTAGCTGCCCCATGTGCATGGGCTTTCACGTTGGTTGGATTTTAATGCTTCTTTCTCCCTACACAGAACTATTTAGTTTTGATGTTACACCTATAAATTTCTTTCTTTTAGGGTGGCTCTCATCGGGAACGTCATATACTCTTAATATGATTATAGGCGACGATGGTATTAAATATACAAAAAAGGATATAGGTAATGAAGATCACTAAGGCACAACTTAAAAAGATAATACTTCAAGAGTTATCCTCGGACCAAGCAGGGGAAGAATATAAGATAGCTTCCCAAGCTACTTCTACTGCCGCACGCAAGAAGGGCGCTTTAGAGCGCATTTCCGATGCCGATAAAGAATTTACAAGTTTAGAGAAAGGAGTGGTAGAACAAATCGAAGCATACTTCTCAAACCTCGCAGCAGTCCCCGGCGTTGACTTAAATCAGCATAGGGCATATTTACAACGCATACTCAAACAGATAGAGAAAATGGTAGCAAAACAACTCAGAGACATTGCATCTAAAACACAAGCAACGGACAATCCCGATCAGGAGGCACAAGATGTTTAATACATGGACTAGAAAATGGAAACTTCAACCCGTACGACGATGTTGTAAAGGTAGTTAGCTATGGCGAAAGTACTACTAAGAGAATTCTATCCTCTTTGTGAAGGGGGTGTTTGCAAAGACCTCCTAACAGAAGACGAGAAGAAGTTTGTCGCAGAAGGCGGCATGATTTTATCCGGCAAGCTTCAAGAGGCTGACTGCGTAAATGGCAATGGACGCACTTATCCGCTAGATGTTATTACTCCGCAGATTAAAACATACAAAGAGCTAGTAGATGCGAAGAGAGCGCTAGGCGAGTTAGATCACCCAGACGACTCTGTTATCAACCTCAAGAATGCATCCCACATGGTCATCGACATCTGGATGGAAGGACCCGTAGTTATGGGCAAGGTGCTCGTACTTGATACACCTTCCGGAGATATCCTCAAGGGGCTTGTGAACTCCGGCGCCCAACTCGGTATTTCATCGAGAGGAATGGGATCAGTTTCAGAGTCAATGGGCAAAACAATTGTAGAAGACGACTTCCAGTTGATCTGCTTCGACTTTGTGTCCGAACCCTCTACTCCGGGCGCATTTATGATGAAAGAGGTAAAGGAGCATACCACACAGAATATGCTCACCAAGACTGATAAGATTAATCACCTGCTGAGCGAGGTTCTGGACAAATGAGTGACTGGTCAAGCTATGAAGACAACAAGGAAATCGCTGATAAATGGCGCCAATTCTTGACAGAAGAGACACAACTTGATGAGGGTTGGTGGGACGATGCAAAAGCTGCAGCCGGCAAAGCCTCAGACTGGCTTCAGGGAAAGCCCGATGAAATGGTGTCTCTGGGCCCCGGACAAACCCCAACGAGTGACCCATCTCCTCCCGAAGATACTGCTCCTCCCGAAGATACTGCTCCTCCCGAAGGAGGTTCACCAGAAGCATCCCCCCAAGGTGCCCCAACATATATCCCGCGTCCAAAATTGCGCGCCTTATCCACTGCAATCAAAACCGCAGTCAGCAAGCGCGCCCGACCTGATGGCGCGCCCCCTGACACTTTGCTCGATGATAAAATTGCGCAACAGCTACAAAGACAGGTGGCTCTCCAACTTAAAGCAAATAATATTAAATTCGGCACAGCCCCAACAGTAGCAGAAGGCGCGGCTGCACCCCAACACCTCGCAAAACAACAGTATGACGCCTTTACAGGGTATCTCTCTAGGCTGGCGACAAATCCTTCTGGATATTTTAGAACTACTTCGATGAATGGCATACTCAAAACGTGGCGCCTCAAGCTCGGATCCGGATCCTCTGGAAAAGATCGCTTTCAGGGATGGAGTTCTAAACAATTAAAATCTACAAGAGCACTGTTAGATAAGGTATACAAGTCCACAGAAGCTTATGCTACCGCTCCCGACGGGGAACAAAATCACCAGAAAAAGGCAGAACAGTTGCTACCTGTCATTTCAAAATTTGCAAAAAGGGTAGACGCCGTACGCAAGGGACAGCGTAAGACAGATTTCAGGCGATATGGACTGGATCCTGCGACAGCCACAGATCAAGATTTGCGCAAGGCTCAACATGCTCAACGCCAGTCAGCGCTAACAGGTAAAAACGCCACAACTAATGCCGGCACATTTATGATTAGCGGACTTGCTACATACATGCAACAACGTCTTAAATTTGATAAGAAAACCACGAGAGCTATAGCTGGGCTCATCGCGCAATTCGTAAAAGGAAATACAAAACTTAAACTTAGCGAAGACATAAGTAAGGAAACAAAGTGAAAAAGAACGATCTTAAAAAGTTAATCAAGCCATTAGTAAAAGAATGCATTAACGAAGTGCTCATAGAAGAAGGGCTACTCTCGAATGTAGTGGCAGAGGTGGCAAAAGGAATGCAACAATCTATGATTGTAGAAGCCGCACCACCGACAAGGCAAAAAGATTTCGATGCAGACCTGCGCATGCGCCGCAAAACCGCCGATACAACGAAGAAACTGCAAGAGCACCGCGCCAAGATGATGGAATCGGTCGGCAAGGATGCCTATAATGGAGTTAATCTATTCGAAGGTACCGAGGCACTAACTAGTTATGAGGCAGCCCCCAAGGAAAAGAAACAAGGCGCCGTAGATTTGGGAGATCCCAGAGACTCGGGTGTTGACATAAGTTCTTTGGTGGGAGATTCATCTGCCATATGGCAAGCAATAAAGTAGAAGCAGGAATAAAATGGCTAAAGTAGCACGTGTTAGCGTTGACATAGATCAATGTCGTGGACAAGTAGATAAAATGATTCGCCGATTCACCAAAAAGGTCAAAAAAGAAGGGCTCTTGGAAACGATGCGAGACAATCGTTATTACAAGAAGCCCTCTGTGGCGAAAAAAGAAAAACGAATTCGAGCAGAACGTAGAAGATTGCGAGAAGAGAAAAAAAGACAGCGCGCTAAAGAAAGAAGGCGCAATAGAAAAATTTAGGTACTATTTATAATGAATATTCAGAATTTAGGAGTTTTATAATGTCGAGTCATATTGGTTGGTCACCACCCGGATTAGCGAACGTGGGATCGTATCAGGTTGCAGGACAGCCTTATATTAGTGGTTCCACCACACACGCACCACTGCACGAGGAGAAATACTCGTTCCCTTATGTAACAAAAAATGTTACAGTTATTAATCATTCGAGTGAAACGATTCAGATTCATTTTAACTCAACCGGTTCAGGTCCTGTTATTAGCGGCAGACACTTCGTGGAATTGGACAGCGATGAAGATTCTTACACCTTTAACGCAAAGTGTAAAGAGATTTTTGTAACCGCCCCGGGCACCAATAGCGGAGACGCATCTTACTGTGTTATAGCTGAACTCACCGGCATTGGACCAGGAAGTATGTACACGTTAACCGGTTCTGGGCTAACAGACCATCTTGTTGATTAACAGATAAACTAAGGAGATAACAACATGGGTTTTGGTTCAGGAGAGGGTTTTACCCCAGGAAGAAACAGCGTCACCGGAGATTTCGAGATAGAGGATGGAGATCTTTCCGTAGACGGAAATGTCGAGATAGAGGATGGAGATCTTTCCGTAGACGGAAATGTAACGATTATGCAGGGAGATGGAGTCGCATTTAACATCAATGGATATGCCACTGTTGTCGCGGCAGGCTCAAGTCAGGGCGATGCTACTGCGCTCATTAAATATTACAATAATGTCCAAGGCGCCGACAATACTAAGGGTGTTGTGTTGCCAATGGGCGCCTCCGACGGTCGCTCGCTTATTGTTTGGAATGCTTCCGGCGGGAACACGTTGGAAATTTACCCCCATAGTGGCGGCACCATAAACGGTAAAAGCCTCAACGCCTCGGTAACAGTTAACTCAGGCGGAGAGATTGTAATCTGTGTCTTAGTGACCACGAATACTTGGGTATGCATGGGCAAAGTTTCTTAAGGAATGGGATAATTAATGGCAAATTTTGGTTGGGCTTACATAAATTGTTCAGATACGGGTTCCGCATCCGGACGCGCAAATGGGCCTTCGGGATCCATACAGTATATGACGGGCTCTGATAACACCGACACATCAACGTCGGGTTCCGCCAACTTCACTTACTCGTCCGCCGACAACCTATTGCAACTAACTGGCACCTTCTCAATTACGGGATCAATAAGCGCCAGTCAACTAACCGCAAGCGGCGACACCATCTTCGGCGATACTGCCGACGACACACATCAGTTCACTGGCTCTGTCTATGTTAATGGTCCTTTGTCCGCCTCGACAAACATATCCGCCTCTGCCTTCTATGGCGACGGCTCAGCTTTATCAAACATTACAGCCTCTATTCTGTCTGGCGCAATGGGACAATTCAACACCACCTCTGGACTGCTTATAACAAGCGGCAATGTATATTTGGGCGACGGAGCCTCTGACATTACAACAGTCGCTAGTCAACTAACCGCATCGCATGGCGCTCTTTTCAGCGAGCGAGTGGTGATAGTTGATGACAAGAGCTTAGTTTTTGGAACAGGAGGCGATTCAATCATCAGATATGATGAAGCAGGTTCAGACGCATTAGTCGTCTCAGGCTCTTCCACAGGATTGTGGCTCGGCGGAGGCTCAGTCATTATAGACAGTCCTCTCATTCAAATAACAGGAGCGATAGAACTCACAGGTTCGGGACAATCATTACTTACATTGCACACTCGCGATGCAGATGCTCTAAAAGAAATCGTCTTCTTGAAAGATGGAGCAACCGCAGCAGCCATTCAGATTAACTCTAGCGAGCATTTGTTTATCGAGAACGAGAACACTAAAGATATTATCCTGAGAACAAACAACCAGAACGCTCTTAGAATTATTGGATCTCAAAGAAAGGTAATAGTCGGAGCAGTTTCAAAGACATCTGCGAATGCTGAACTTGATGTCGAGGGAAGTGCAATAGTTTCTGGCTCTCTTACCACTACTGATGACATCAATCTATTAGACGACAAGAAGCTCAACTTGGGCGATTCAGCAGATGCTCTTATCGAATACGATTCTGGCACAGCCAGACTTGCCATTTCAGGTTCAGCCACAGGTATTGAATTAATGGGTGGCAGCATAGGTGTGGATTACCCAGGCGGAACAGTGGTTTCTGGTACTGCTGGTGGCGCGGGTAGTTTTCTCGCACTCAACAGTTCTCACCAAGTTGTAGTGGCGACACCAGCAGGCGGCGGCGGCGTTACATTCCCATACACAGGCGATATAGTGGGAACAGGTTCTCTGACAATTGTAAGTGGTTCAACTCAAGTCCTTGACGTTGACTCTAGCGTCGAAGGGCAGGGCGCAGTTCGTGGAAGGATGCTCCACCAGATAACTTCTGGATTCTCACTGTCGTCTGGCGCTCAGGCAAAGACAGGACGCTATATTTCCCTTGGCGCAAGCCCAACAACTGTTGCCTCAACATTGTCCTACACTAATGTTATGATAACTCCGTTCTCAGGACGACTTATAAGTGTTACATATCATTTTCCAGCCGGCGTAAGTAATCAAGATCAAAGCAAGGGGCAACCACAGTGGGAGCTTTGGGTTGGAGACGTAAACGCTCTCAAAGGGCAGACTCTTACAAATGCCGTATCTCTTGTCGCTCAGGCTACAGCTTCATCATGGCCTGGTGAAAATATCGTCGGAGGATTTAATGTGCAATCCGGTCAGGGCACTCTCGGAGGAACAAATTCAACTGGAAGCTGGTCATTTGGCACAGGCTCTGTCGTTGCTCTGAACTTCAAATCAGGAGACGCATCCAACAATAATTACCCAGGACAGTCCGTCATGACAACTGTTTGGGAATTCGATCAGTTAGATCCCTATATCAGCGGTTCTGGCAACTAATGGCAATTTCCGATAACGTCGACGTTACCCGTGTGTGGGAATATAATTGCATTGATCTATAGTCTATACATAAAAAGGGGTTTTTGATCCCCGCAACACTATTTATTGTGAAATAGTACCATTTCATTCCAGGAGTATATTGATGTCCGATTTATTGAGAGATGCAATTGTTGACGCAAAGGCATTACGCGAGGCAGCATTAAAAAACGCAGAAACTGCAGTTATTGACAAGTATTCAGACGAAGTAAGAACTGCCATGGCCGCGCTCTTAGAACAAGATGAACTAGATTTGGATCTAGAATCACCGGCTGCCGGCGAAGAAGCTGATCTTGGCGGATTGGACACAGAAGAGCCCGCACCACCGGCTGGTATTGAGGAAGATGCCCCAACTGGCGACGGTGAAGTCGTGGCTGAGGATATCCCTCTTGCTGCAACTGATGACTTTAGCGAGCTTGACGGCGAGAACCTCTCTGGGTTGCCTAACACTGGCGAACCAGTTGAAGTAGAGATTAACTTAGACGCCCTTCAAGAAGCTGTTCAGCAACTTCAGGGTGAACAAGAGATCGATATTACAGAAGAAGATTTAGCAGAACTGCTCTCCACTAACGACGAAGTTATTGAAGAGGAAGCTGACGACATAACTGGCAAAACCGCCGGCGAAGAGAGTGCAGAAGAGACAGATGCCGAGACTAAGCAATTTCAAGCTACGGATGATGGTGGCGAAGGTCCTGTCGACGAATCTTTTGAAATGTCCGATGATATCATTGACTCTATCGTCGAAGAACTTACAGTAGATATGGACGCATCCTTATCGGGCTGGGCTGGACGCTCCTCAGAGAGCATGAAGTGGGAGATGGAAAAAGCTCTCGCGCACCGCCGCAGCACTGATATGCAAGATGAACTAGAAACTTTAAAGAAGGCTCAAGAAGAGTTGGTTTTCGAAAATAACCGACTCAAGAAGTCCCTTAAACAACACAAGCAAGCAGTAACAGAGTTGAAGGAAGCAACACAACATGTGAACCTTTCTAACGCTCGCTTGCTTTACACGAACCGTGTTTTGAGAAATACCTCCCTAAATGAGCGGCAAAAAACTAAGATTGCTGACGCTATTTCGAGAGCTGGTTCTGTAACAGAGGCGAAGATGATTCACCAAACGCTTGAATCTACAGTGGAGAGTTCTCCTAAGAGAGGACCAAAATCACTTAGCGAAGCAATTGGTCGCCATCGAACTTCTGTTATGCGTGCTTCCCGCAAGGAAAGCACATCATCCGATCCAATCTCGGATAGGATGAAAAGACTAGCAGGTATCAAATAGATACAATACAAATACAATTTATAGGAGGTATTAAAAATGGCTGGTATTATTGATCGATTGACCGAAGGTGTTGTCAATCGTGATATGCGTGCTGAAGGGCATGCATTGTTAACTAAATGGGAGCGGACAGGTCTACTCGAAGGACTGGACTCTAACCGCACCCGACAAACTATGGCACGTTTGCTTGAGAACCAAGCAAAAGAGCTTCTCCGTGAGAGTTCTACAATGGCGGGTGGTGATGTTGAAGGCTTTGCAGCTGTCGCATTCCCAATCGTTCGTCGTGTATTCGCGGGACTGATTGCTAACGATCTTGTTAGTGTTCAGCCGATGAGTCTGCCAAGTGGTCTCATCTTCTTCCTTGACTTCACAGTAAGTCGTGACACAGGTGGTGGTGCTGATGATCAGTATTCTCGTCTGGGTTATAACTGGGATGCTTCATTCTACGGTGGAAACGCAGTAGGATCACAAATCACCGGTGGTGTAAACCTTGATGGCTCTGGTGTCGGACTCGCAGGTGGCGCATATAACCTCAACAACGGTTATTCGTCTCCAACTGGTTCTAGCTTGGCTAGCGGTCTTACGCTTTCCGTCGCTGCAGGACCCCACGGTCTAGCAGGTCTTGACAATGATAGTGGTGTTCTTAACAAAGCAGTTTCCTACGACGTTGACTTTGTGTCTGGTTCTACCCAAATCGCTGTTGTTACTGTACTTCAAGGCGGACTTGATCAAGTTTCCTTAGATGGGCCTCAGTCATTCGCTGTTTCTTCATCTGCCGGTAATGGCGTTTTGCGCTCCGGACACGGCACGACCCCACCAGCAGTTGCTCGACTTATTCGTCGACATACGGAAGTAGTTAGTGGCTCGGGTACTCCTCGTCTGAAGCTTGTCTTCGTTAGTACGGGTAGTAACGGTTCTCTTCCAGCAGCCGCTGGAGCGACTTCCGCGCAGTTCACTGCTCTGGTTCAGGGTGCTCTTACCGGAGCGAATAACACTGTTTCTTGGGCTCAAACTGATGACCTCGTAAACGGTGGAGCGATGGGTTCGATTGTTGGTCAGGTTGAATGGGGTCTTGAAAACCAAGACAACATTCCAGAGATTGACATCAAGGTCGACAGTATCGCTATCACAGCGATGACCAAGAAGTTGAAAGCGAAGTGGACACCCGAATTGGGTCAAGACCTCAACGCTTACCACAACTTGGATGCAGAGGTAGAACTTACTTCGATTCTTTCTGAGCAGATTGCTCTTGAGATCGACCGTGAGATCCTCGCTGACCTTGTAAATGGTGCAACGGCTGCAACATACTACTGGGCTCGTTCTCCTGGTATGTTCCTCAACCGCGAAACTGGTGCCGAGATTGGTGCGTCTACTAAGGCTCCCGACTTCACCGGTACTGTCAGCGAGTGGTATGAGACTCTCATTGAGACAATCAATGATGTTTCTGCTCAAATCCACCGCAAGACTCTTCGTGGTGGCGCAAACTTCATCGTTTGTTCCCCAGAGGTTGCCAACATCCTTGAGTTCACCGCCGGATTCCGCGCATCTGTTACTGCAGATGATGAGAAGGGTTCGATTGGTGCTGTTAAGGTTGGATCACTTTCTAAGAAGTTTGACGTCATTGTTGACCCATACTTCCTCCGAAACGTGGTTCTCGTCGGTCGACGTGGTTCCAGCTTCCTTGAATCTGGATATGTATATGCACCTTATGTGCCATTGCAAACCACTCCTACCATCTTTGGACCAGAAGACTTCGTGCCTCGCAAGGGCGTGATGACTCGTTATGCCAAGAAGATGGTTCGTCCAGACCTCTACGGTTTGGTTATCGTCCGAGGTATGCTCGGTGAGTCAGGCACCTGATAAATAATCAGTAGCTAAATTTAAAACCCCTGCCAAGTATTCAGTTATTTGGCGGGGGTTTTCTTTTATGAAATGCCAGTATCCTAAAAAATACCGCCCCCAATTTTTTGAGATTTTCGTTTTTCCAAACCCGGGCAGGATCCTTTAGACATAAAAGACTACTTACTACAGCAGGAGTTTCTATATATGCCAACTGATCTTCAACCACTATCGACAACTAGCGCCATTGTACTTACATCGACCGGCAGCGCAACCAAAGTCGCGACATCACTTCCCTTTGGGGCCTACACTGGCTCAGCCGAGTTTATCACAGGAGCCGTTGCTCAGGTAGCCTATGTATATAAGAAGCTCGGCGGCGATGTTGTCGACATTGAGCTAACTCCGTCAAACGTATACGCAGCTTACGAAGAAGCAGTATTAGAATACTCATATATNATTAACCTCCATCAAGGTAANAATGCCCTCGGCACAATGCTGGGCAATACTACCGGTACATTTAACCACTTAGGCGACATGGTTGCCAGTCCGCTATCTTCGAGCTTAAGCGGCACACATGTAGCACTCAAATACCCAAAGTTCAAGTTCCAGTCAGCGAGAAACATCGCAGACGGGCTTACATCGTATGCTGGCATGGGCGGAGACGTCAGATACTACTCAGCATCGTTTGCGCCAGCCACAGGGCAGCAGGACTACGACATTCGACAGATCATTGTGGATGCATCCGACTCTGGTGTGGACGACGGCGGTATTGCGGTCGATTATGCCGGAAAAGTCAACAATAAGCGCATTAACGTTACCAAGGTGTTCTTCCGTTCGCCTCGTGCAATGTGGCGCTTCTATGGATACTACGGCGGTGTAGGTGTTGTCGGTAATATGTCGACATACGGACAATATTCAGATGATTCGACGTTTGAAGTCATTCCTACATGGCAAAACAAGATGCAAGCCATNATGTATGAAGATTCATTAAGGACNAGAACATCAAACTACTCATATGAGTTAATCGATGGTAGATTGCGCCTGTTTCCAATGCCTAGTTATTGGGGTCTTGGCGAAATGAGCCGTATCTGGGTTCAGTTTTATGTAGAAGACAACGCATGGGAAGGCAGAGCCGGACCATCTGGCAGTGTCGACGGCATCAACAACATTAATACAGCCCCGTTCGGCAACATTCCTTACGAAAACATCAACGCCATTGGTAAACAATGGATTCGCAAGTATTCGCTAGCACTCTGCAAAGAGATGCTGGGACAAATCCGAGGAAAGTTCACCACAATTCCAATTCCGGGTGAATCAGTTACGTTAAATCACGCGGATCTACTTTCACAAGCTAAAGCTGAACAAGATTCGTTAAGAGACAAGCTCCGAGAGCTACTCAAAGAGATGGAATATGTCCAATTAGCAAAGGATGATCAAGAAAAAGCAGTAGCAACAGCTGAAACGCTAAAATATTCGCCGCTTCCAATCATGGTGGGTTAGATAGATGTCAGATAACGAATGGAAAAGACCGCCTGCTCCACCTCCACCTTTATTCTTAGGAGAGAAAGAGCGAAATCTTGTCAAGCAGGTAAATGACGAGCTAATTGAAAAGGTCATTGGGCAACAGATCCTTTATTATCCGATTGACCTCGAAACGACAGACTTCCATGAGTTATATGGCGAAGCAATAGAGAAAACTTACCTCCCCCCAGTCCGAGTGTATGCGCTGGTCGAGTTCACACAGTTCGAAACAAGCTATTTGGAGAATGCAGGAATCGACAAGTCGTGGGAGATTAATATACACTTTCATAAGCGGCGCTTGGCTGAAGATCAAAACTTGTTCGTTCGCGAGGGCGATTTTGTGCTTTATGGTGACTTCTATTATGAAATAGTTAAGNTATCTGAGCCCAAGAAGCTGTTCGGACAGGTCGACCAAACATTTGAAGTGCATGCAGTTTGCAAGCGCGCAAGAAAGGGGCTTTTCGATGCTACCTGATAACTTTGACTTTGCAATGCTCCCAGAGGGAGAGGACGGACAACTCACACTTAAAGAAGTGGGTATGTTGGCTTCTACAATCGAGAATATTGACTTCTCCCTTGTATCGTGGCTTAAGAAGGACCTAGACCTACAAGCCCACACTAATGAAGGGTTCACTCAAGTACCTGTTATCTGGCAAGTACCAGAGCGAGCATATCAAATAAAGCACAAGAAAGAACTCCGAGACGAGGGAGGTGCCCTTAAGCTCCCAATTATAGGTGTTGAAAGGACCGGTATCACTAAAGATCCTGCAAAGCGCGGCGTATTCCAAGCAAACTANTANTCGAAAGATAAAAACGGACGTTCCGGGAGATTTGTATTAGCGAAAAGAATAGTTCCTGATAAGACTCGNAACTTTGCCACCGTGGGCAATACTCGCACAAACTTAGAAGTAAAGAGACAACCATATTATCCGAGAAAGAACAAGAAGGTAGTGGTCCAAACCTTGTCAATACCGCTCCCAGTATATGTTAATGTTGACTATAAGATAGTGATTAAGAGCGAGTACCAACAGCAGATGAACTCGCTAGTCAGCCCGTTCATGGCTCGCACCGGACAGGCGAACACCTTTGTGATGCGCCGGAACGGACATTTATACGAGGCGTTNATCGATCAGAGCTTTACACAAAGCAACAACGTGTCNAACCTNGCAGAAGAGATGAGGATGTTTACTACCGAGATCACAATCAAGGTTCTAGGCTATCTTATTGGCGAGGGAAAGAATGATGATAGACCCATCGTTAGGATTGACGAAAATACGGTAGAATATCAGTTTCCTTCCGAAAGAGAGATGCCAGCAGGCGAGGTACCATGGTTCTCTGACAGTTCCTGAACACAGTGGGCTTTTTTCTGCTTAGTTCAGGGGCCTTTTTCAGCTTTTCGACCATACCCACACTATTTATCTATGATTGCACTATAATACAATCTTGCACGCATCACAAGAGGGACTAAGCAACATGTCAGTAAAAAGTTTTAAATTTGTATCGCCGGGTGTCTTTGTCAACGAAATTGACAATTCCTTTCGCCCACAAAACCCACAAGAAATCGGACCAGTAGTTATTGGTCGATCGTCTCGCGGTCTGGCCATGCAGCCGATCAAAGTCGAATCATATTCGCAGTTTGTTCAGGCGTTCGGAGACACTGTACCAGGCGCCGGCGGCGCTAACGATGTTTACCGTGATGGAAACTACCAATCGCCAATGTACGGCACATACGCCGCGAAGGCTTTCCTACAGCCATCTGTCGCACCAGTTACTTACATGCGCCTGCTTGGTCAACAGACCTCAGCCGGCGGCACTGCCGGCGGCGCCGCAGGTGCAGGTTGGGATACATCTCAAGATCTTGGCACTGATCCCGAAACAGTTGGTGGTGCTTACGGTCTCTGGGTCTGTCAATCGGGAACGGTTGCGGATCTGACAGCAGCTAATAACAATCTTGAACTCGCCGCAATCTTTTATATGAATACCGGCTCCATATCTCTTAAGGGAACTCCGCTCGGAATCGCAGCTGGAACCGGTAGCGCCGGCGCCCGCGGGACATCGATCACACAGCAAGGTGTTTTAGTGGGAACCGATTCTGACGGCTTATTCAACATTGTTGTTAGCGGCACCCTGAATGGCGCGCAAGAATTCAAGTTTAACTTTAATGACGATAGCGCCAACTTTGTGCGCAGAAAGCTCAACACTAACCCTCAACTCCTCGCAGGAGGATTTTACCCAAGTGCCTCATTGCAGGACTTCTGGGTTGGAGAGACCTTTGAGCAAGAATTGCGCGATCTCAATTTTACCACTGATACGAGCCTTCAAGGAGTTATCCTAGGCATTGGACTCAGTGGTTCAACCGGAACTGGACCACAAGACATGAAGCAGGCTTCACGCGAAGCTGTTGCTGGCTGGTTTATTGGTCAGGATTTAAGCGGAGACGCAGCTAACTACGCTCCGGCTGCCCAACAGAAGCTATTCCGCCTCAAAGGACGCGGCCACGGCGAGTGGTTGCACAAGAACGTAAAAGTATCGATTGGCAAAGTTCGTCAATCAAGCTCTAGAGTTTCTGATTATGGAACATTCTCTGTTATTCTGAGAGACGTACGCGACACCGATAACAAGGTTGTGGTAATCGAGCGCTTTGATAACTGTACTCTCGATCCTACTTCTCCCGATTATATCGGCCGCAAGATTGGTACCAAGTATACTTCTTGGGACTCAAACGAACGCCGTCTGAAGACTTATGGAGAATACGACAACAAATCTGACTTTGTTTATGTTGAGGTTAACGAAGCTGTTGACCAAGGCAGCGCCAACGCGCTATATCTTCCATTCGGCTATTTCGGACCACCAAGCTTTACAGGACTTACGGGAGTTACGGGTTCAACCCCTCAGTCGACAGTCCCATTCATCCTCAGCGCCGGAGGACTTCCTAAAGTTGGCTCTCTGATTGATGGGCCCACCGACGGATTCGTCACATGTGTTCAAGGCGGCGCCGGCGTAAACGATGCATTTAATCTCGTACGTGCTACCGTTTCCCTCAACTTCCCGAAAGACCGCATGCGTCTTTCAGCCAGTGCTGGTGGACTTTCCAATCCCACTGACGCATATTGGGGATGGTCAACCGTTAGAACTCCAAGTTCAAGCGCGGGTTCTACACGTTATGATAGAAGTGTTAATGACTGGCACAGACTACTTTATGCTGATTTCCCAGCAGATCCAACGAATGGAACCGGCGGAGCTTTGGCTGCTGTCAACACCACAGCTGGTGTTGATAACTGGTCTTACGTTTTCTCGCTAGATAACATTATGATGGGCACAAATGGAGCATATCGCTATATTTCAGGTTCACGCACCGACGAAAGGGCTGTCAGCACTGGTTCCTATACCGCGCTGCTTGACGCCGGCATGAACCAGTTTACTGCTCCCTTCTGGGGCGGATTCGATGGCTGGGACATTACGAAGCCAGATCCTCTCTATAACAGGGGTATGACGTCGGCAGCTACCGAAGACAACAGCTATGCATATCACACATATGCAAGAGCTATTGATACACTCGCAGATCCAGAGACTTTGGACATGAACCTTGTGGCAGCACCGGGACTCACCAACAAGACTCTTACTGAGCGCATGATTAACATGTGTGAGGCTCGTGGTGACGCGTTGGCGCTGATTGATTTGCCAGATGTTTACTACCCTGCTTCAGAGCAGTATTACGCTGACAAGAGCAACAGAATCGGAACCACTCCGGTAAATGCTGCTAGCTCACTTAAAGACAGAAGAATTGACTCCTCTTATGGTGCAACCTTCTACCCGTGGGTTCAAACACGCGACCAAACTGGTCAAATGTTGTGGATTCCGCCAAGTATCGCAATGATGGGAGTTCTTGCAAGTTCCGAGAAGAAATCCAAAGTCTGGTTTGCTCCAGCAGGATTTAATCGCGGTGGCCTCTCTGAAGGCGCTGCCGGTATCCCAATCACGGGAGTTACCGAGAAGCTTACTTCGAAGAATAGAGATACTCTATATGAAGCTGGCATTAACCCTATCGCCTCGTTCCCATCTAGTGGAATCGTGGTATTTGGACAGAAAACCCTCCAAGAGCGCGCAAGCGCACTCGATAGGATCAACGTTAGAAGAATGGTGATTTACCTCAAGAAGCAAATCTCTATCCTTTCAACACAGGTCCTTTTCGAACAAAATGTCCAAGCAACATGGAACCGGTTCAAATCTCTGATTGAGCCGCTTCTTGCCAACACAAAAGTTGATTTTGGTATCACAGACTACAAGTTGATTCTTGATGAGTCTACCACGACGCCAGATCTAATCGATCAAAACGTCATGTATGCCAAGATTATGGTGAAACCCGCAAGAGCTATCGAATATATCGCAATCGACTTTGTGATCGCTTCGACAGGGGCTTCATTCGATGATTAGGAAAGATGGGGGGATAAAACCCCCCACAACACTATATAATATAGATAACAGGAGTTCCAACTAATGCCATTCTGGTCAACAAATTTCGGTCAAGATACCGCCCTTCAAGATCCTAAAAGAAAATTTAGATTCACTGTGGAGTTCCAAGGAATTGCTGCAGCACAGGGGGGAGCAGCTCTCTGGTATGCAAAAACGGTTANTAAGCCTTCTTTTACGGTAAATGCCGCAGAGCACAAATATCTCAACCACACTTTCTTCTATCCAGGCGCCGTCACATGGCAGGATGTTAGTCTAACATTGGTTGACCCAGTTGAACCCGATATGGCAGCAACACTCTCAGACATTATTGTGCAATCAGGCTATAGTCCTCCGACTGACGCTAACGATCTNGGCACGATGTCTAAGGCAAAAGCTGCAGGCGCATTGGGACAGGTTATTATTACACAGATTGACTCCGACGGNAACCCGCTCGAAACATGGACACTGTGGAACTCGTTCGTAACTGAGCTTAAGTACGGTGATCTTGCATATGGTGATGACGAACTTACTGAGATGTCAGTTACTCTGAAGTATGATTGGGCACGAGTCGAGACTGCAGGCGAATCAGCCGCAGTTGCTGGCGCTGGTGGTTCATCGTTCTTCGACGTATAAAAAGTTAAATAAACAAGAGGTGAAATTTGTCTAGAAATAGAGGTCGCGTGGGAGGAAACACCCCCAAAGACACCGCGACACCCGCACCAGTACTTCAAGGTGCTGGGATCGAAGGATTCTCCTTCGTGGTACCCACAGAGTTCGTAGAACTCCCATCAAAAGGACTTCTGTATCCAGAGGGACACCCCCTCCGTGATCAGGAAACCATTGAAATCAAGCAGTTGACAGCAAAAGAAGAAGATATGCTGACATCACGCACACTGCTTAAGAAAGGCGTGGCAATCGAGCGAGTTCTCGAAAGCCTCATTACCGATAAAAGCATTCGCCCCGACCACCTGTTGGTAGGCGATAGAAATGCGATAATTATTGCAACCCGAGTTTCGGGCTACGGCAATGAATATACAACAGGGGTTACCTGCCCATCCTGCGAGACAAAGCAAGAATATACCTTTGATCTTAATGAAGCAGAAATATATGACGGCAGCGACGTCGATACTCTCGATACTCGTTACAACGAGGACGGGACATTCACAGTGACTCTCCCACGCCTCCAAATGGACGTTGTATTTAGGCTCCTGACCGGAGCAGATGAAAGAGAGATGACGGCGAAGCTCCAAAAGAAGGATAAGAGAAACTCTCATGAGAAGTTGGTAACACAGCAGTTGAGAAATCTCATCGTTTCCGTAAAAGGCGAAACTTCCCAGGAAATCATTGATTATGTCATCGAAAACATGCCCTCCACAGATTCTCAGCATTTGAGAATGGCATATAAACTAGCAGCCCCCAACGTTGATCTTACGCAGCATTTCGAATGCAATGAATGCGATTTTGAGCAAGATATGGAGGTGCCGCTCACCGCGGACTTTTTTTGGCCTAACCGATGAGTATATGGAAGACGTCTATGAACAGTTCTTCTTCCTAAAATACTCCGGAGGCTGGTCGTTCGCCGAAGCCTATAACTTGCCGCTAGGATTGCGCAAGTGGTTCGTTCAGCGCCTCATTCGACAATTGGAGGCAGAGCAGCAAGCAATGGAAGAAGCTCAGGGTGGAGGTTCGTCTAGATCACAAACTCTAAATGCCCATAATCAGCCACCAGCACCCAAACATATCGGCAAATCCTAATAAAGATATAAGTGTCTTTTCATAAACGCCCGCTTTTTCCTCATATAACTAATTATTGCAGGTATATAATGTGCGGAGGGTTTAGGCATGTCGATGACTGAAGGCGAAAAAGAGATAATCAAACTTCTTGAGAAGTTAGCTGGTGAAAAGAGCGGGACCCCATCCACAACGACAAAAAAGCGCGCCGGCGAAAAACCCGAAGATACCAAAAAGCGCTGGGAAGAGGAAAGGAGTGTAATCGAGAAGGTCAGGGACGCCTATGCTGGCTTAGGAAAGTCCCAACAAGCTCGTTCAGCCTACCAAGCCGAACATGTTCGTCTAAAACAGAAAGAGTTTGAGATTGCAAAGGAGACAGTTCGCCTCGGACTCTCCCGAGAACCAGAAGACATTAAAAGACTTGAGAATGCTAAAAAAGAGCTTAAGAAAGCCGAAGAAAAGCTAAAAGTAATCAACAAAACCAATGTCGCATTCACTGAAGGGGTCACCGCAGCCCGCGACCTAGGCAACGCCCTTGGCGGAGCACTCGGTCCATATGGCAGCCACCCCGTTTTCAACGTCGCCCAATTGGGAAAAGTAGCGAAAGCCTTCCGCGGCGGCGGCAACGCAGTTAGGGCATTCGGCTTCAATTTAGTTAAAGCCGGCGTAGGTGCCTTCATCAACTCGATGATAAAACTCGTATTCATAATGAACGAGTCAGAGTCTGCGTTTAGAAAAGCCACAGGCGGAAGCAAAAGCCTCGCAAGAGAGATGACAAACGGTTACGAAAGAACTCGTAAATATACAGTCTCTGTACAAGAAAATCAAGCAGCATGGACGAGCTTACATGGGACTTTCACTGATTTCACCATGACATCTGAATCCACCCGAGAACGCTTGGGCGATACCGTCGCTGTAATGAGCCGCCTTGGCGTTTCAGCCGACGTTAGCTCGAAAGCCATGCAATCCCTCACAATCTCCTTCGGAGACACTGCAGAGACAGCCAGCCGCTCGCTATTAGAGTTGAGAGCCGCCGCTGTGGATCTGGGAGTCGCACCAGCGATGCTCATTCAACAATTTGGACAGATGGGCAACAGATTAGCAAAAATGGGTTCTCAGGGTGTAGAGGCATTTAAGGATCTTGCACGAATTTCCAAGATCACCGGTATGGAGCTTGGCAAACTGATTGCTTTGACCGAAAAGTTCGACACATTCGAAGGCGCCGCCGAACGCGCCGGAATGCTTAACGCTGCTTTGGGCGGCAACTTCGTTAATGCCATGGATCTTATGATGGAGACCGATCCGGCAGCAAGATTCGAAATGATTCGAGACGCCATAAAAGACACAGGNNTGACATTCGATGATATGTCTTATTACCAGAGAAAGTTCTATACAGAAGCCGCTGGTCTTGAAGAAGTATCGGATCTCGCCGCATTAATGCGCGGAGATATGGATGCCCTGTCAGGAGGGCTGAATCAAACGTCTGCAGATTACGCTACAGCAGCCGAAGAGGCTCGCAATATGGCAACATTCCAAGAAAGAATCCAAGCCCTGTTTATGCGACTCATTCCCGTATTGACGCCGGTCATTGACGCTATTGATGAGTTAATACAATATTTTGAAGGAACCATAAAGAGTACTGACGACCTACACCCAAAAATTGTTAGTTTTATAGGCATCATGGAAAGCCTAGGTTCTAAAATTATGTTCGTCGGGAAACACTGGAAGTGGTTCTTGGCGCTCTGGGCTGGGTTCAAGCTTCTGCCCCTCCTCGGCGGGCTTGCTAAACTAACCACCAAATTGGGCTTTATTGGTCCCGCCGCGGCACCCGCTGTAAAACCAATGCTGGCCCTAGGCGCCGCTGCACTAATGGTGGGAGCCGGCGTCGGATTGGCGGCTTTAGGGCTAGCCCAACTAGTTAAATCCTTCAAGGGGATGGAGTTGGATGAGTTTGCAATGATGGCAATCGGAATCACAGGTTTATCCGTGGCCTTGTGGCTTCTTGTGGGTGCCCTTGCGGGCATGGCTCTCCCCACTTCGTGGGCAGGTGCTGCAGCAATCGGCGCCGTCGGACTCGCTGTCGGCGGCGCCGCATGGGGAATTAGCAAGCTCGTTGGCGCCTTCAAGAAAGACAAAGATAACATGGAAGATATGGGAGCTGTTTTTGATAGCTACGGTGAGGTGAACACAGAACAACTAGAAGCCGGCATGGCTGCATTCGAATCGATGAAAGATTCGATTAACGACATGAGCGGCATGAAGCTCGGAGCGTTAGCAGTCACATCAAGAGTGCTCCCCCAAATGGTTCAAAGCCGGCAACGTGCAGCCCCCGCCGCATCACCAAGTCCGACTTCACAAAGAATCAGAAACGAGATTACAATTACCTTAGATGGTCGCCAGCTTCAGTCGTTTGTTGAGGACACTGTTGGTGCTGTCGTTGGAAATGCCGCCCTCGGGAATGGATAAAGGAACAAATATAGATGTCAGAAGAAACTAGACCAGACGCTTTCAACGTTTTCCAGCACCAGACGGCCGCCTCCTCCGGCAGCTATGTCCGCGCCACGGATGCGATGGCGAAAAGAGGACAAGTAATAACGTTCTATCATGTTAATTCTGGTCAGAATATGGCGTTTAAAGCGTTCCTCACCACCTACACAGATACATTCAGACCGGAGTGGACTTCAGAGGCAGTATTCGGAAGAGCAGATCCAATCTATATGTACAAAAACACAGTAAGGTCGATTACCATCGCATTTAAGATACCAGCAGCAACGACGAGCGAAGCTTACGACAACCTATCTAAAGTGCAGAGATTGACCACGTTTTTATATCCGAACTATAACCCCGTTGGAGGATCTGGGGAGTCAGCACCAGCACAAACCATCTCCGGAGCCCCGTTAGTACGCATGGGACTTATGAACATAATTCGCACTACTCAGGATGGCGGTGGTAGCATGAATATCACTCCGGGTCGCGCCAGCAACACATTTGTGTCTCACACTCCCGATACTGGCTTATTAGGGGTTATTCAAAATGTAACGATTAACCACAATCTAGACAATGGAAGCTCCACTGGCGGCGCCTTTGAGTTTTCTGAGACCGGAGCAACCAAAACACAGATGGTGCCAAAGTTTATCGAGGTAAACTTAGACTTTGCAGTGATTCACGAAACTCATCTGGGCTGGTTTGATGACGGCACATTCAGCAATAGTGCGTTTCCTTATGATACCCGCAATTCCCAGACCGGTCAAGGGCTGGCAAAGCTGCGCGCCGAAGAAGCGGCGGTAGCGGAACTTGAGAGAAACTTTCAGGAATGGGAGGGCAATATGGGCGACTTCACCTTGAATACCAGCGTTAGCGACAACGCAAACTTTTCACTAGAGTTCGGACTTGGGCAGCCATGGAGTGCTCTTCATACGCCTGCTGAGAGCCTCACAGTACCGGATGAAGCGAGACCTGTGTCGGCTCAAGCCGCGGCATCAGGTCTGATAACTTCGGAAACTGCCGCAGATGCAGCCGAAGCGGTATTTGCGGCCACCGGGGATGCCTGCGGGGGGATAGCTAACTGCACTACCACCACCTCAGACCCCGATGCACCGCCAGCGATAGCTCCGAACGGGGGAGACTACTAACTTATGCCTAAAAGATACGCAGCAACAAAAGTACTCACCAATTCAAGCGAATACTACGAACCCTTAAGAAAGCCGAGAGGGCTTAAAAAGTTGGTTCAATACGCAACACCCAAGTTATACCACCCAACAGCATCCGAGAGAAGAGCATTACAGACAACCCAGCATATATACAAATATGGTGATCGCCTCTATACGCTTGCTTACAAGTTTTACGGAAAAGCAGAATATTGGTGGATCATCGCTTGGTTTAACGGATATCCCACGGAAGTTGATATTCCCAACGGAGCCTCCCTGTCGATCCCAATTAACTTAGAAGCAGCTTTAAATGTGCTGCGTGTCTGATGGGGTGGTGATATATGTCCGATGATATTAAAGCACCCGCGATCATAAAGCTAAAAGAGACGTTAGCTGCGATGACGGCAGAGGAGAAAGGGTCTGCTGCCATTCCATCATATGCTGTGCTCGCAGCAGACGCCCAAAGAGGTTCCCTTGTTGAGGGCGTGTGGCAGGGCGATTTTACTATTGATGTTAATAATGATAATCTCTATTGGAACAATTTGACCGTTATCGCCCCCTTTAGGCACACAAAAGCCGGCAGTTACAGGCCCTTTTTCACCAGTGGAATGGAGTTCCTGCCGGGTACAAGTAATAGAACTCATCTCTCTAGGGATATGGCAAATCTTTTTTATAACATCATCCGCAGGACATCAGAGGAATCCCAGCACATCTCTAGCCGAATGCTAACTTCGGGGCCCGCTCGAGGATCCGTCGACATCAATTTCAGCGCGTATGGTGCATTGCGCACGATAAATCCAGGATACGTCGACCAAGCCGGAAACCCAGTCGAAAACCCACTCGACGCGGCTACTCAGTGCCTTTTGCCACAAAGCCCAACGAAACCTCAACTTCATGAACACATGTTTGCCGCCTTCGGACGCGGCACGCGGACTTTTACCGACAACGCCGGGGGTACCTACCGCCTGTGGGAAGGGTCCTTTAAAGGTCGAAAAACGTGGTACACTGCGCCGCATGGACAAGCAGGCCGCGACTTTGTGGAATCCCTCTTAGAAACGCCGGCTTGCAATGATTATGAGTTCTCGGAGGCAATTCCCCGCGGTAAAGCAACACAAAAAGCATACATGCAGTTTGCCACCAATCTAATTAATGGGTTGCGAATGAAGCACGCCAGAATCGGACCATTTGCACAAGATGGCGATCCGGCAGAAGAGTGGGCACTTCACTTCGCCCCGTACGTATGCAACAGAAACAAATTGGACGAATTTAAGGAGGATTGGTTAGAACAGATCGAACACACACCAGCAGATGTTCGTGCAGCATGGAGCGCAAGGATAATTGAGCCTGAGAAGCTCGATACTCTCAATAGCGTCGACGCGTTCTTCGGGGACGCCGGAAACGCGAGATTCCGCCGCGCGACTTTCGCCAGAGGTTTGGACGCTCAGGGCTTAAAGCTGCTTCTAATGGACGATGACGCGGAAGCTGAGGGTGCCGCATGGCATGCTGTTTTCCACAGTGCTGGTGCATCCCGAGACAACCCATTTCATTACGAAGGGGTCAAGTGGGGTACCGATAGCTGGATGGGGCATGCCATAATAGATGGAATTTCGGAAGCGGTCATTCCCGGCTGGCTTCAACATCCTAACTATATTCCTGAGATTCCGATTGGTGGGAATGACCACCCTTTGAAAGATATGCTGCCGGATGCGGATGGCAAAGGGCGCTTTGTCAATGTCCCGGGAATACCCTCTGTTTTTGGTGTAATGGACGCTCGTCCGACGATTTCTGTACTAAAAGATAAGACCATGGTCGCGCTAGTCGAAGAGCTTTACCACAAGTGGTATGTATATCGGGGAATCGCAGCACAATCCATGTTTAGCTCGTGCCAAGACGGCACTGCAGGAGACGCTACAGGACAAGCAGGAATCGTAATCCCGGGAGTCTCAGAAGAAGCGCAGGCAGACGCCGCCCAAGCAAGAGAACAAGCAGTGGTCGACGCCGGCGCTATTCTCGCCCTCGCGGGCACATCCCCCCTTGAAGCAACCTTTAGAGAGCAGTGCTATCTTCTGTCCGACATTTTCAATTTAGCCGGCCAGCGCCCAACAGACGGAAAGCCACTGCCCTACGTCCCGCCAGAGCCCTCTCCAGGTAGCCGAAATGGCCCCGCGACAAACGCATCAATCGAGGTTAATGGAACTCCGTTTGGATTTATGAACATGCTAACGGGTGATCCAAAGATGTATCCGCTCATGCAAGCACATCACTCCCAGCTATCTGCACTACAGCCCACAATTCGCCTGTTTAAGGTAACAGATAAAACAGTGAATGGAAATAGGAGCCAACATGAACAAGAGTTCAATTTCGACTCTCATGAGAAGAACTATAAAGAAGCGACTATACCATCAATGCTGGCGAACTCCCGAACTCGCGGGCATGGCGCCGGTATTAAAAACTTTGAGTTCACCTACGATGGAAGCAACCCATTCGCTGCAAAAAAGAGCATNAAGGCTACACTAACCATTTTCGCCAACAGTTTCGACGAACTAATGAAGTGTCGCGNCGGCGATTGTGAGGANGCTAATGCAACTGACGGGTATCGATATCTTGATCTGGCNCTTAAAACAGGCCGCCGAAACATACCGTCTGAGCAGGGCGATTGCACCGAACCAACTCACCAGCAAGGGTCAAACACCACNGGCAATACAGCACAACAAGATGCAGAGTTGGCAAAGCTGCAGTTTAGGCTAAAGGCGGTTGTAGGATATGCCAAACCCCCGCGCAACGAATCGGATCCCACTGGCGCCCAGTTCTGGAGCGTGAGGGATCGCGGCGATCGTATCGGTATTCTCCAAAGAGGAGACAAAGTGTATAATGATGTACACGAAGCGGTATCTCACAGCTTTGTAACCATCAACTTGACGCCGACAGTGCATGATTTTGCTTTCGACGATATGGGTCGAGTTACAATGACCATCAAATACTTGGCATATGTAGAGGACTTTTTCGACAGCCCGACTTTCAATATCTTCTCAGATCTTGACATTGGAAAAGAGGTGCTGCATCGCAAAATGCGCTTTACAAAGCTGGCGACGTTCTGTGAACAAGAGAAGATGTCCGAGATCAAAGAGTCCGAAAGCCAAAACATAGCCCAAAATAAGATTGATGCTCTCCAAGCGCTTTTCGCGCGTATGTATACAAGGGGAAAGATAAGAACGATTGATCTGACGTATAACCAGCTAGCTTCTTGGCGCCGCCATGGACCATATTCGGCTATAGCTTTCACTCCACAACTTGTTGAGACCCAGACGGAGAACGATGAGAGATCTATCGGAATTAATGCCGCAGCCATCTTTGCCGAAGCCATGGCAAACACCGATGCAGAAAGAGCCCGCGCCGCTAGCCATGCGCGGCAAACCATACTCAGCAATGGTCAAAGCCAGAAGATTCAGTTCTTTTACGCCGGCGATCTTGTTGATGAGATACTCGCCGGCATAGAAGAATATTTGGGACCTAATGGGATGCGCGCCGCGCTCGATGAGGAGGGCAGCTTTCCGAGGAAGCCTCCCGATAATGCCGCACCCATCACTCAATGCGAAATCGATTTCGAAAAATACAAGATTGAAAAGTTCGCCGAACAATTTAAGAGATTTAGGACAGTACTAGGTCCAATAGAGCTAGTAAACCAAACAAACCTCTTAGACTCACGGTTCACCAATTTCGGCAACGTGCCGGTATCTGTTAAGTATTTTACTGAGTGGTTGACCAAACAAATGCTCACTAAAGAGCGCGCCGAATACCCTCTTCCGCATTTCTTGAACAACTTCTTTAACATGCTTATTCGAAACTTNCTCAACGACGATACNTGNTTCTCGACAAACATAAAACAAAAAATAAGAGTTAATCAAGCAGTGGTTACCGACTACACATCAGAAGAAGCCTGGGCCCGCACCGCCGCCGACGGAGAGGCGCTTGAGTCAATTGACACACTAACACACGAAACACTAAGATATACAGCTGCTCGCGGCTCTTACGCGCCCCTGCGTGTTGCCTCTGGCCGGCTCACCTATGGTCCCGATGGGAGAGTAGTCTCGCGTCGACTCGATGCTACGGGTGTAGAGCTACCGCTGCCAGCCCTTAATATATCGGGCCCCGGCACCGACCGCCACAGCACAACGACCGGTCTTGATGGTGGATTGGACAGAGAAACGAACTATTTGATTTACTATGCCGGCAGAACCAAACCAACCGAACAAATGACAGGAGATCCGACAGTTGATATCAACAACGGAATCCTTCATTATGGCATGGGGCTCCAGAACGGCATTGTGAGAGACATTTCTCTCAAAAAGACTGAAGCGCCATATCTCCCAGAGGTCAGATTTGAACAAGAGGGATATGACGGGTTAAAGCAGTTGAGAGTGACCTACGACGCGGATATTAAGACCTTTCCACTGCCAAACGCATTCCCGGGACAATATCTCTATATCGACCCGACCACCTTCGCCCCCGGTGCAGCACTTTGGGAAGACCGAAATGCCGCCGGCGAGGTATACAACTTAACGCACTTTGGTATCGGTGGTTACTTCATGATAATCAGGTCTACCCACCGATTCGGACCCGGGGAAGCTGCAACCACAATTCAGGCCAAATGGGTCGCAGANCACACAGGACGCAACCANNANGTTAACGCCGCCGGCGAGACTGTTTCTGAGCAAGACGGCGGGTCGACACTCGATCGAGGACGTTGCCACGAGGCACAAAACTTACGAAGAGCGGGGTCGTTAGGTAACTTTATAGACACTCCCGAAGAGGAAGAAGCAGCCCGCGATGCCCAGTTAAACCCCGAAGTCGGTGAGGGACCATAATGTCAACATTTTACGCAAAGAACAACAAGGAATCCACAAGAGCACTCTTCAACAAGAGGCTGATCTATAGAGTCGACTCAAATCCTGAGAATGTACGACATCTCGTGAATTTCAATTTCGGTGAGAAGGTTCTCTTTGGCAGAGTAGATCGTCAATATATCCCCATTGTCCTTAACTACGACGGTATACTCACAGACCTCAAGACCCCCGAATTCGCCCAAGCGCGCAGTGTTCGTAGCCTGTCGTATGTTGCTAACGCCTTTAACGATATGGCGCGTGAATTCCGCCGAAAGATAATGCAAGGAGAGATCTCCGGAGATAGTAAGTATCTAGGCGCTATTTCGGCGTATAAGGGATTGGCTAGCCCAATAAAGGCGTATAACAGCCACATAGAAAATTATGCCAAAGCATTTCAGCAGATCTTTATCACTAGAGATATTAAGGTGAGAGATTTCGATGAGTTTATGAGCTATTTTATGGCGTATCTAGAACGCACCAGTCGAACCATTCCATTTACACAATCAGGCTTTATAAAAAGCCGGTATTCTACCGTAATGAACACGGGACTGGCGATTGAGATTGCTGATCTTGATGCTTCAGACGACGATACTAAAATTCAAGATTTCATTGACGATCCCAACTGGAAGTGTTATGTTAATATGTGCAATCGCTATGGGTTCATGATCGACAGCAATATACCATGGAGAATTGTGGCAGATATAGGATCAGAAGGAATGAACACGTATGCCGCCGGACTAGGACTCCCTAGTGCCAAGGCTGTGATTGCTGCCCAGTTTAGAAAAGGCTATAGTATTGATAATCAACTACTGGTTAAGACACTTCTGGGCATTTACGACACTGTAAAAAAGCAATCTTTCCAAGAGTTGGAAGTTTGCAATGGGTCCACCATCAGCCACACGATTTATCCCGAAACCTACACAGTCGAGGGGCTAAAAGAAAAATACTCCCCGGAATATTTCATCGATCTATACTGTAGGATAAGGTTCTTCGAGGAGGAGTCGCAGTTCGGACCAGACGAGCAGGCATCTCTTATTGACGATTGTTTGGAGATGTCTCACCTTGAAACACCCATCGCTGCACTGAAGTTTTTTGAGATTGTTTTAAATAAACCATTTGACTATCGCGGCTCATTGAGTTATATTAGAGAAAGCAACAAAGCAAAACGTAAGCTCAGAGAGACGGAGAATGGGTGATATTCCAGACAATTGACGATAAATCGGAGTGTATAGGGGTCTACGCTGACGGACACCTTCACTACAATAACTTCCCAGAAGATCTGTCTAAGACGTGGAAGTATACGGGATCCCTCGCTGATTCCGATGTTGAATATGCGTGGCTTTATACCGGTGGCAAAACACTCGCAGAGGTGTGCCCCGAAGACCTTCTACCAAGGCTCCAAGCTTCTCAAAGGCGCTCCCGCGCATATATTCGGTCGTTTGAGATTGCTAAAATTGATCTTCGGGAACACTGCATATTTGATCTCGTGCCGGAGGACTATCTTAAGGATTTCTGCGAGATTAAGAACAAGATAACACAGCACGTATTTGAGACACACGAAAGACCAGAGGTCTACGAACACCAGAGTGAGATCCAAAAGCTTTTGTATAAGATCTCTTACCAAAGGCTAAATTTGAGTGTTTCGGGCTGTAAGAGTCTTCACTATTCACACCGAAACTCACTGAAAGTTAAAGAGTTGGTAAATGGTTATCGCCATATTGAGTATAACTTATTCGGAACAGTAACTGGTCGTTTAACAACCACACAGAGGAGCTTTCCTATACTCACAGTTAAGAAAGACTTTCGAAAGCTCTTAAAGCCGAACAATGATTGGTTTTTGTCACTAGATTATAACGCTGCTGAAGTTCGAACGTTTATTGGGCTAGCAGACGAAGAGCAACCTCAAGAAGATGTACATACGTGGCACATAAAGAATCTCATCGCCGACTCAATAAGTCGTACCGATGCAAAGGTTAAGTTCTTCGCATGGCTTTACAATCCAGATTCAGCCGACAAGGAGTTTGATCGCTATCATCGACAAAAAGTACTTGACAAATGGTATGATGGTGTTTATATTAAGACTATGTTCAAGCGCCGAATTCCGGTTGATAGGAGAAAAGCGTTAAATTACCTTATTCAAAGCACCACTTCTGATCTTGTATTAGAGCGCGCCGTGGCGATTGATAAATTTTTAGAGGATAAGAAGTCGTTCATCTCTCATATCGTGCATGATGAGATCGTAGTAGATCTCGCAGATAGTGAGCGAGAGATAGCGCCTCAAATAAGAGAAATATTTGCAAACAATAAGATAGGCAATTTTATGGTCAATCTTACCTGTGGCAAGAACTATTTGGAAATGGAAGAGTTAAAAATATGATCTCAATAATTGGTATTGGTACTGCCGGATCGGCTATCGCAGAGAGATTCGCAACTACGGGTAATTACGACGTTTATATGCTAAATCATAGCATAAAAGAGAACTCAGAGCAACAATATAGGATAGAGAACTTCGAATCCCCAGAAGAGTACGAAAACAACATCCCAGACTTGTCAGAGTTTTTTGCGAATGTGCGCGATCGAGTGCAAGTATTCGTCATGGGCTCCTCAATGAGTTCAAACTATGTTTTGGGAATCCTCCAGCAAATAAGCCACAAACAGATAGACCTGTTTTATATTAAACCAGACACAGAGCTTCTTACTGGCATGCCCCGTGTTGTGGAAAGGGTTGTTTTTGGAGTCTTGCAAGAATACGCGCGCTCTGGTATGTTTAGATCGCTTACATTGATCTCGAATCTAGATCTGGAAACNGCGCTTGGTGAAGTGCCGATTAAGACATATTACGACACCCTGAATCAAAGCATATTCTCAACCGTTCACCACCTCAACTATTTCGAGTTCTCCGATCCGGAGATTGGTCAAGTTTCCAAACCAGCCGCCATGAATAGAATCCGAACAATAGGATTCCTCGACATCAAAAGACTTAAAGAAAAGTTTCTTTTCCCCCTTGACACCCCTCGCGAGCTATGTTATTATATCTGTATAAACGATGAAAGGCTCGCTACTGAAGGCGGACTACATAAGAAACTGGTCGATATGCTAAAGGGTAAACCGAAGAATGCATTTCTAAAAATGTCATATGCGATATATGGCACTCCACATGCAGATTTCGGATTTGTTGTGGCACATACAAATGTGATTCAGCAAGAAAAAGTACTTGACAACGAATAACAGAGATGTTATATTACTAATACAAGCAACCGGTTTGCTATCGGTGCTTTAAAACCAAAGAGACAAGGAACGCTTGTCTCGAACCCACAAGGAGAAATTATGGGTATCAACATGGAGCTAATGCGCAACAAGCTCGCAAATTTGCGCGGAGAAAATAAACAAGATTCAAACAGCGTCTGGTTCAAACCAGATGCAGGAGACACTAGCATCCGAATGGTGCCGACGAATGATGGAGATCCTCTTAAGGAAATGTTCTTCCATTATAACGTTGGAGATCATCGCGGTGGCATTTTGTGTCCTAAGCGTAACTTTGGGGAGAAGTGTCCAATCTGTGACTTTGCTTCTACTCTATGGCGCGAAGGAACTGACAACAACGACGAAGCTAGTAAAGATTTGGCAAAGTCCCTGTTCGTTCGAACCCGATACTTCAGCCCCGTCGTAGTACGCGGCAAAGAAGATGAAGGTATTAAGGTTTACGGGTACGGCAAGCAAGCTTATGGTCTGCTGCTTGGTTATGTGCTCGATCCTGATTATGGAGACATAACAGATGCCACGGAAGGCACAGATATTGTGCTGACCTACACTAAAGCTACCGGTCCCGGCAGCTTCCCCAAGACCAACCTAAAAATGCGTCGTAAATCATCCCCCTTGCTTGAGGACACGGAAGCTATCCCCGCCCTCCTTGATGGCATGCCGAATTTTGACACTCTATTTGAGCGTCTTACTCCGGAGCAAGTTGACGCTATTCTCGATGAGCAACTCGCCGGAGACGGATCCGCCGAAACGCGATCATCTGAGACTACCAAGTACAATACTCGTGCAACGTCTGATGTAGATCGTGCGTTCAGTGAACTTACTGGTTAGGTTGTGTCCACCGCTGGCAGACCGGTCAAAGTCTGCCACCTTTTAATTAGTCCCCAGAACAGAATAAGTTTCAAATAAGTAGGTTATTGTGAAGACACCATTACGATACCCCGGCGGCAAAACACGAGCAGTTAAGCACATTTTGCCACTAATCCCAGATGATGTTGAGCGGGTGTGTTCTCCGTTCTTCGGAGGTGGTTCTGTCGAAATGGCGCTAGCTAACAAGGGAATCAAGGTATTCGGCTACGACAAGATGAAGCAACTTGTTTGGTTTTGGAACGCCTTATGTGGGGACAACGAACGCTTGGCTGACGAGGT